CAGTTGCATCGTTCGGTGTTGATGAGGAACTGCAATCTCCTAATGTTAAGTTCCTGAAAACTGATGCACACTTTACCTCCCGTCGTCGTAGAATTGATCTCCTTCTTGGTCTTGCAAGTGTGGCTATTAATTTTGTTAAGTTCCCTTCGCAAAAAGAAGGACAAGAACTCAAAGTAGCTGTGAACAAGTGCATCCGCGAACAACGCGACATTGCAGAGTCTGGTATGGATAACAACCTGATGATTCTCTACAAACTCATCATTGAGATCAAAGAGCTTATGATGGAAGGTATCACTTCTGTTGAGGAAGTATCTTGTTATCTTGGTGATGATGAATGTGATCATGAAGGTTATGTGATGACCAATCAATTTGGTACTTTCAAACTGGTAAATCGTCGTCAGTTCAGCTATGCAAACTTCACCATGAAAAAGGAATGGGTAAAGTGATACTGTGACAGTTTCGGAACCGGCCTAGTGACTCGCCAGAGGACGCCAGGCAATGTATTCTAGCCATGTTGAGAGGTTTCCCCATGACTCACACAATCTCCGAACGCACTACGATGTCGCAAGGTATGCCAATCACTGTTACTACGGTGAACGGGATGGATCGCATTGAAATTAACAACAAACTCCATGAGATTGGTGACCAGTTGATGAAACTTAAGATGGAACAACAGTATTATGTTGAGATGCGTAATCAGATTGATCGTCAGAATGAAATGCGTGAGATGGGTGATCTGTTTGATGAACTGTTCGGAGGTTGAATCTTGACTCGCACTCTTTCTGAACTCCGCAAAGCTGTAGAGAATCTTATTCGACAACAGGGTGAAAATGCACCTGTCGCTGCATGGATCTACACAAAAGAGGATGTGATGGATTATCCTGATCCTGATGGTGAGATTGATGTAACCGAAGCTGTTGCATATAAAGTGATTGAAAGTCTAGACCAATATGATCACATCTATACGGAAATCTTTGACTGTATTGATGAAGAACTTCGCCAAATGAAGGTTCTCTGATGACCTATTCTAATTTGTCTAAGATCCGTCCCAAATTGCGGACTCAAGGTAATATCACTGGCAACTTTGGTCGTCCTAAAAGTAAAGCTGGATCATCTCTAAATGATCTGGGTGTTACTAACGCAGAAGTTGTAAAGTGTATGAAACAAGATGAGTATTTGAATCGACTTTGGTACGCATTTGATCACACTGATGATGACAAACTGAAACAATTCGTTTATACTGAAATCAAGAAGATTCACATTCAACGAGGTACATGGTGATGAGCTACAACCGATTTAGTGACAAGTCTCTTGCATGGCTTCTAGGAGCCGTTGTTGGAATTATTGCAGTTTCATTTGCCTTTCTTTGCTTTGAAGCTTGGTTACTTGGACTGATTCTATCATGGTTCGCAGTTCAACTTACATTTTGGCAATGTTTCGCTATCATCTTCCTTGTGCAGGCTATCTTAGGTGCCGCACGAGGTAGTAAATAATAAGAGTATTGAAAACATAACATGATTAAGTCTTCGCCAACAATAGTTTTACCACTATATTCAACTCCAATTTATTATGTTGAAGATGTTAATTATACATTAAGTGATGTAGAACAAGGATGTATTGATAGTGCAATAAAATCACTACATGAAAAAACTGATGTTAGTTTAACAACTGATGTCCACGTTCTGAAAAACTTGGCGTTAAGAAGTGTTCACCAACTATGTCAACATCATCTAGACACGTTTACAAAAAACTATCTGCACATTAAACAAGACTTTTACATTACAAACTCTTGGATTACTACAAAAAATAAGGGACAACATCATCATCAACATGATCACCAAAATTGTATTTTCAGTGGAGTTTATTATGTGAATGCTAATGAGAACATGGGTAATCTTATTCTTCACGGCAAACAAGGTTATCTTGAAAAGTTTGATTTTACTTATGATTATGATGGAACTTGGAACTATTACAACAGTTCAAACTGGGCTATTTCTGTTAAGTCTGGGACAATGGTAATCTTTCCATCTCATGTTCTACATAGTGTCGAAAAAAGTAATGATGATGATACGAGAATTGTCATAGGTTTTAATTCATTTGTTAAAGGTGATTTTGGTATGGAAGAAGGAGCATACTATTGCAGTCAACTTAAACTGTGACAGTCTGCGGACTGTCCACCAAACCCGCCACTGGGGGCTCATCCTTGGTATCTTGGCCATGTTGAGAGGAATCACACCGATGCGAATCGACGTTATCTGCCCTGCGGCACCGTGGGAGAACACTACCACCGACATGGATCGTGCATACGATCTCGCATACAATTTGTCCGAAGAGTATTATTGTGATGTGACTCTTCGTTATAACGAAACTGGCATCATCTTCAGAACTGTTTCTAACTACTGATCATGAAAACTCTTACTCTCCAAGTCACCGAAGTTTCTTTTGATTTTGATGATTTAGACTTCACCGCAGAACAACAACAAGAGGTTGTAGATTCTGTTGTTGGTAATGTCTTTGAGGTGAAAGTTGATGATGACGATGATGATGAAGCCATTGCTGATGTTCTAGTTGAAGAGGTGTCAGATTACACTGGTTGGTGTGTATTTTCCCTTGATTTTGTCCACATTCTCAACACTCACTGATGACTTACCAAATCACCCGCGAGATTCGTATTCACCATGAAGATGGTTGGTTCTACCAGTTTAGTGATGATGGTGAAGGATGTATTGAAGTTTCTGCCTATGAAACTCATGGAATGGAAGAAACTAAAACAGGACAATCTTTTCACATCCCCAAAGATTGCCTTGAAAGCTTTGTTGCTGTGCTTCAAGAACTGAAATGAATGTTTCCATTCTTCACCCAGATCAACAATACCTGTTCACCAATGAGCAAATGAGTTTGATCTATGATCTTCTCAGTGCTTACTTGGGTGAGACAGATGAACCTGAGGAAGTTAATCTAACTCAGGAAACTTTAGATGTTATTACTATTCAATCTGTAGGAGGTTAATTATGTTTTCTATTCTCACTATTGTCGCCGCATGGTTCGCCTTTGGCTATTGTGTCACTGACATTATTCTGAATGCCCGAAGTGCTAAGCGTCTGGATGAAATGTTGAAAGACATTGAAGAGATGCAAAAGAAAGATTGATGACTTATCTTGTCATCTACCTGACCGTAACTGCTGTATCATTTGCGGTCAGTTATTGTCTTTTCGCTATCAATCCAAGAGACGATGATCCTAGCTAGTTTGATGTGTGGCATTGCTACATACTATGGAATAGGTGACGGCTTTCATGGAAAAATCACGGCTAACGGGGCTCGGTTTGATGCTCATAATCTTACTGCAGCTCACCCTTATTTGCCTTTCGGCACGAAACTGAGAATCACCAATCAAGATAACATGAAACAGGTGATTGTAAGAGTCAATGATCGTGGGCCATATAGCCACGCAGACATTGATCTCTCGTATGGAGCTTTCAGGAAGATTGCTCCACCATCTAGAGGCAATGCAGTTGTCTGTTATCGTGTGATCGGTTAGTTACAACAATTCATTTTTTGATGATTCTGATTGCAATGGATGAACCAATCCCCTACTGGGGTAAAATTGCAAGAAAATCAAAGTTTGCTCAAACTCAAACCCCTTGCCACAACAGGGATCTCACTGAGACAGAATCGGGACTCACTGGGAGCCGCTGTGATCTATCCAAAACCCAGCCCCCTTGTGACAATCCGCAGACTGTCCACTAATCTCCCCACTGGTCGCTGATACGATGTATCTTAGCTATGTTGAGAGAAACACACAACTCCCATGACTTTCGTTGACGCACTGATTGCATCTGGTTATGTGTTCGATGGTGAGGATTATGATGGTTGTTATGTGAAACAGGATGCAGAAGGTTTCATTCATTTGTATCAGGAAGGTGAAGATGAAGGTCTCTGGAATTATGTTAAAATGACTGATGAGTTTGATGTCATCACTGAGGTGACATTTGATCCTAATGTTGATACCATCATTAACTGAAATAATGAAACCAGATGTAACCAAACTAGAGAATTGTCCAGAATGTAATGCAAACTGGGTTGATTCATTGATTCCCGAAGAACGATGGGAGAACTATTCTCCCCCGTACTTTTACAGTCGGGTGATTGCATGTTATGATCGTGATTTAGACCGAACTGCATACTTTATGTGTCCTGATTGCAAACACCGATTTGACCGAAGCTATGGATGAGAAAACTAAGTTCATTCTCGCATTGATGCAGATTGATAACATCACCGAACTCCTAAAAGACAATGAGTATGAGCACTTTATGGTGTCGCATCTGATCCCGTTGGAAGTAGAGATTAAACGACAGCTTTCCAACCTAAACCGATAGTGTGTGCCAGTTGATGGACTGTCCACTAAATCCGCCGAGGGGGCCTTGGCGGTGGTATCTTGGCTATGTTGAGAGATGAATCACATGCAACGCAAGTATCACACAATGAGCATTGAAGACCGCGAGATGTTTGCTTACAATGCTGCATACCAAAAGCGTCAAGCTGAGATTGCTCGTGTGCTCTCACATCCTGAGCAACGGATAAAGTATTGTTTCTCATTCATGCATGGTGCTGATGAGCAAACTCGTGAGAAGTGCTACAACAAAATTGCAGAATACTCTGCACAACTTGACTACTCTGAGGCACACTTCTGATCATGACTATCAAAGCAACTGAACTTCTCAAACTTTTCGCCAAAGCAGATAAACTCCAACTGAATGTTGTGGTTCGTGAGGACAAAGATGGCGATTATGTAGTTCGTATCTATGAAATGTTTTGTCAAGAAGGCTTTGATGAAAAAGTAGTCATCACTCAAAAAGCTGAAAGTGATTGGAATAAAGGAGCATACAGTTTTGATGCTATGATGGATGTTCTTGATGGAATGTTGGAAGAAAAGCTACTAGAGGAAATCAAAGCACAAAAACGCAAAGAGCTGATCGAATCTCTCACCCCTGAACAACGCGAACTGCTAGGAGTTTGATGATGACAATGCCTACTTACAACGCCATGCAATTTCACTCAAAAGCTGAACACACTGCTGCTCTCTACGACGCATGTAACCTAATCATTGACACTTACATGGGCTCAGATGTGCTTGATGGTGTCACTTATGATGAAGTTACAGCTTATCGGTTCATGAAGTATGCTCGTGCAATTATGAATGAAATTGCTGAAGGTGTGATCTGATGATGTACGATCCTACTTTGATGGCTGACTTCTACAATTATGTTCTCAGCTTTTATGGTGAGAATGGTATCTACAAGATCGGAGCTACACTAGACATGGTGATGGAAGCTACACAGAAGTACATCAACTCTGGAGCTGAGTTTTATGGTGACAGCTTTGATCGTGAGCATGTTCGTGACATTATGCTTAAAGATTATGGTTTGAAAATGGTATAGCAATGTGCCAGTTGGTGGGCTGTCCACTCATCCCGCCAAACCCAGCCAGATCCTGTATCTTAGCCATGTTGAGACAAACAACCGCAATGAGCAACTTTATCTGCATCACTTTTGGCCCTCGCAATGATGAACCTAACATGTTCTGGAATGAGCGTACTTGGTGGGACACGCAACGTTCAGCTGAGCGTTGGGGTATTCAATCTATGCCCATCGCTGGTTGTTTCGGTTATGTTGTTATCGAAGAGGGAGAAGATTGGTGGGATGTTGTTGATGAACTGGGAGCACCTGCAAACGCAGTGAGCATCTCTTGCGATCGACTTGGTACTTTTAGTGTTCAACCTGCACCCCAACTTCAACTGGTTTGATTATGAAATACAAAGAACTTCTGCAACTGTTACAACAACTGAATGAAGATCAGCTGAATCAAGATGTTTGCATCTATGACAGCGATTATCAAGAGTATTATCAAGAAAGTGTGGAGATAGTGTATTCCACTCAAGAATGTGATACTCTTGATTTAGAGCATCCTATCATTCGTTTCTGATGACTGAAACTACCGGCTACACATTGAACCGAGTTCAGTTCACTCAAGACGAGGAAACTTGCATCCTTAAGTTTCTCCGTCAAGCTGAAGAGTGTGGGTATCCGAGTGGCAATGAGCCATGGTATCCTGTGATTAACTCTATCATGAGAAAGTATTATGATAGCGACATCAAAGAAGCTCAACCTTTCCAAACTCTCTGAAACGATCATGGTTCTGCACTTTTACGAAGGCCAATCTTACTCTTGGGAATACTCGAACCGCAGCTATGATGACAGCGGATGTTGGGAAGATTATCTGACTGGGGATGAGTATGAAGAGGCCCTAGATCGTAAGCTGTTTGAGCAATCAAATCGAGGTTGGTAGGCCAGTTGAGCGGCTGTCCACTGATCCCGCCGATCCCAGCCAGATCCTGTATCTTGGCCATGTTGAGAGGAATCCAACCCAATGTTCAACGAAATCGCTGATCTTCCCGCTGAAATCTTTGACATCTCCGATAAAGACAGAGAGGAGATGGCTAAGGTCTTCGCTATGAGCGAGGAGGAGTATGATCAGTATTGGAATGAAGAAGAAGAGGAAGAGCCTGGTTGGGATCTTTATGGGTTCACCGACTGATTAGCTCCACTTTTTCTACATTAAAACCTCCGTTTTTTCTACAATGAACACTGACACTCTTGAATTGCTCATTGCGGACTGCTTTGAGTATATCAATGATAACGATCCTAAAGCTGGTGAGTATTGGAGAAAACAACTCTACACCAAAAATGGTTACATAAAACGCCACATGATCAGTCAAACGACTCTACAACGTCTCGAAAGTATAGCTGCTGACCTTTACGATTATCAGGAGGCTTGAGTCATGACCAATGATGAATGGGTCGCAGGCTTTCAACTCTTGATGATACTTTTGCTGATCATTGGTGTGGCAATTCTTTATGCCAACCACATTCAAGTTGACCATCAAAATTGTATTCAACATGGTGGCCAATGGGTGCATGGAATGAGCACATCTGGAGACTTTGAGTATTACTGCATCGAACCAGCTGGACTCTGAAACTAACACACAACAACACACAAAACAATGCAACTGACTAAAGCTTTTCCTCCTGCGGATGATCTGATTGTGAAGCTGCAGGACATTGACTATAAAAAACAACTGAACAAATATATGGACATTGTTGAAACTATTGTGGCTTGGACTGCCGCAATCGCTACAATCCTCTGGGAAAAGTTCCAGACCATGAAGATCACAACTCCTGAAGCTATCTCCGATTACTTCTACTTCAACATTAACATGCGCCATGATCTTGGCGATGAGATTGTGGGTCTGAGTGTATTCAATCGTTACGTTGGAATGTATAAAGGAACGATTCAGTGGGGTGTGCTCGACGAGTACGGCTGCCTCTGATACGAGCAAACAACTAATTTCATGCAATTCTGGCTGCATGGGCTGACCTAGACTACCTTGCGGCCAGAATCAACGCTTTTTCCGGTTTTCGGTTCAGTGGTGGCCATGAGTCTCACCGCTTCCAACTTGCGACTGCCTAGGGGTTGGTCGGATCCTACCAAACCTGGCCGCCTTGTGACAATCGGGCGGCTGTCCACCAATCCCGCCTAGGGGCCCCTCTAGGCCCTATATTGGCCACATCGGGAGGGGATGAGACCTCCCACCAAACAATCGCTACTCAAACCATGCGTAAGATCGAACAGCAAATGAACACCGCAATCGACCGTGAGGTTGATTGGAAGTCTGCAAACACCGAAGTCGCTAACATCGACGGTGTGAGCTATGTTTATCTGCACGGTAACAAGATTGCTGAAGTTGGTGACACTTGGATGCAACTGTTTGATGGTGGTTGGCAATCCAACACCACGAAAAGCCGTCTGAATGCTCTTCTTCGCGGTCATGGAATCGGTGGGGAATGTGTCTTCCAGAAGAACCATGTTTGGCAGTTCCGTATGTCTGACGGTTCGGTGATTCCCTTCTTCTCGGGTATGCGCCTGAACTGATGACTACCAAGTCGCTGACATTCAAGCCACCTGACAAGATGAAAACAATTGGCTTGGTCTTCATTGTAGCGTTCCTGATCTTCCCTCAGGTTCGCTACACTACGGGAGACATTCTTCATTCCGCCGCTAACTTTATTCAATCGACCGCAGAATGAAACACGGTAACACTGTTCGCATCATTGACCGACTTGGCTTGTTCCCTGAGACTAAAGGTAAAGCTCGCTATGTTACTGTCAAAACTTATGCTCACGCAATGGAAATCGTTGATGAGCAAAACAAACTTGGTAACACAGCTACTCTCATTAACTGGTAAAATCATGGCTAAATCCCACGACACTGTTGAAACTAACTCCTACGAAATGCCTGTGGAAGTTTATCTTGAGTATGAGTGGTATGCTGCTCAACTTGAGCTCACTGTAGACTATTTTTTGGATGAGTTTTTGCTCGGGGATACGCTTGTCCTTCCTACTGGAATTGTTGCTTATAATTATGAGGAGTGTGACAGTTGAGCAGCTGTCCACCAAATCCGCCGAAGGGGGCTGATCCTTGGTATCTTGGCCACATGAAGAACAACGCAACGCAAATGACTCTGTTCCGCCAAGGCTGGAAGGCCGAAGTCTACTTCGGAAGTGAGCTGAATGCTCATCACATGAACACTCGTTCGGTCTACAGCTTCAAAGAGAATGGCAATGTGAGCATCACTCACTCTGCAAAGTATGTTGAGGATGGATCTGTCGATGTGTTCGCAGTTTCTATTCGTGAGGAGATCAATCCTCGCCATTCTGTGACTCGAACTGTTGAGACTTTCGACAACTGGCTTGATGCTTACTACTGTGGCGTTCAGTGTGTCAACAACCTGAATCTTGACGCTATCATCATCAACTAATGGCCCAATCGGGCGGCTGTCCACTGATCACGCCACGGGGCCTCAGATGATGTATTCTAGCCATGTTGAGAGGAATCGCAATGACCAACGCAACCAACTTCCTTCCCTGTTTTGACATCGAAACCCGCAAACAAATGTGGGTTGTTGTTAAGAACGGTGAGCAACTTGGTGTCTTTGATTCTGTCACCATTGCATCAGCTTTCGGTGATCGTTACTCTGCAGACTTCCAACCTATCAACCTCGACTGATACAATTATCATGCGAATCGCTTTCCTGATTGCTACACTTGCTCTTGGTCTTCGTTTCGGTCTTGCTGCTCATGCAACTGTGAGTGATTATCAAGAACGTCAGGCTGATCAGTTCTGTCAAGTTGATCCTAACTACTGCAACGCAAAGTGATGCAAACCATCCGAATCCAAGTAGAAACCAACGACGGCTGTTGTACCATTTGGTATGAACAATCTCGTGCAAAGAATGCTTGTGCGAAGATTCACGATCGTGTGATGGAGCAACTCTGCGGATTGAATCTGAAGCGAGTTGATGTTTCCCTGTCCCCTGCAACTATTTGAGATCATGACACTTTCCAAAGAACAACTTTCCAAACTGATTGAAGTCTACGCCACCGACATTGTTGATGGCATGGATGTCCGCGATTTGTGTCAGTTTGCAATCGACACTATTTGTGACAATTTGGATGGCATGAGTGAGGATGAACTGAAGGAAGAAATTGCCACGGTTTATGATGAAGAATACCTGAACGGTTTGCTGGAACAAGTTCAATAACATTCGCCATTTGCGAATAGAGAATGAGATGCGCTCTAAAGACACTCAAATCACCACACTTTTTTTCCTAAAATGATCACCACCCGCAAAGAGTTCTTTATCGCAGTTCTGGATCAGTTTGCTACCAATGGTAACGAACTTCTGCAGATTCTGGATGACATTGAATCTGGCGAAGTTGAGTGCTTTCTCGAAGACTGATTAACTCCTCTTTCTTTACATTTTACCCACACACTTTTTCTTCTTTATCATGACCAAAGAAACCGCAATCGGTATGCTTCGCACTGCTCAGAACGGTACTCAAATGCTTGAGGTTCTTGACTCTATCGCTGGTGGATTCAGCTACATTGAATCTCCGATGATTGCACAGACTCTGGGCATTGCAACGCTCGAACCGATTGAGTTCTGATTGAGAACAGTAGGGGGCTACGTGCCCCCTTTCAAGTAGCAATGTGACAGTTCACTGGCTGTCCACCATTTGCGCCGAACCCCAGCCAGATCGGGTATCTTAGCCATATGGAAAACAACGGAGCAAACGCGATGCGAGTTTATGCTGTGATCGGTGGTTGGGATTATGAAGGCGAGGATTTTGCTTCTCTGCGGTTGTTTGATTGCTTCTCCACGGCTAATGCTTATCTGGTAGACCTTGAAGAGAATCAGGGTTATGATTACTCTAAGATGGATGTTCGGGTTGTTGAAATGCAATCTCTCCTCGCCGCTTAATTAACACCAAAGGAAAAGCCATGAATCTCTACATCATCAACAACGTTCTGTCTGACTATACCTCTGGAATGGTCGTGATTGCTGCTGAATCGAAAGAAATGTGCCGCGAATTGTTTGTAAAAGAGTTCAGCGAGTATCATGCTGAAGAGTTCGACAAGTATGCTACGTTCACTGTTATCGAAAGTGTGAATCTTTATGTTGCTGGTATTGTAGATTATGTGTACGGTGGAGGTTAAATCAATGACAAAGCCGACCTGGGAAGAACTCAAACAACAAGCTATCACTGAAGCATTGGAGTTCTACATTTACCGAATGAAGAAAGACAACTGCAACGAAGCTGCGATTGAATTGTTCACTCAAGTTCTGAAAGAGGTGAATCCAAATGATGACTGACGCAGAAAAGCTTTTCGCTCTGACTGAACTCATGGGCGATGTGATTCACACTCTGGAGATGAAACAGTACGACATTGAAGATGCTACTCTGTCGCATGAATGTGTGACTGATGCTGATAAGTTTCACCAACGAATGATCGACATTCTTCATCATGAATAATCAAAGATTGAACATCCGAATTGCTCAAACTCTTCATGAGTTGCAGTTTCTAAATCCTGATCTTTATGGTCTACGCTATACTCAACTCTACAGCAACGAAGGTATCGCAAACCCATTAGCCTGGACTGAAACAATGCTTCATCAGATTGAACGAGATCTTATCAACAACTCATGAAAAAGCGACATCTATTTGCTATCGCAATCGTCCCCCTAAGTCTACTCATTTTTGCTACAATTCGGGACAGTTGTGCTAATCCAAGTTACGCAAATTACTTCCAAGAAAAATGTCACAAATGAATCAAAATTGGGCGGACAATCTAACACCTGAACAACAACAAAATTGCTACAATGAAATCGTGCATTTTCTACAGGAAGAACTCAAACAGCAAGTGTTAGAAAAGTATGACAAACCTATTGCTTTTAGGTATCAAAACGTATAAAATAGCCACGTAGTTTGTTACACTCAAAGGACATCACACAATGCAAACCATCAACAACAAAGTTACGCGCTACAGAGTCACGCTCGATTTTACGGTTGATACATCAAACTGTGTAAGTCCTAATGAATGGAACTGGCGTGAACTTCTCGAACTCAAGGATAGCGAATCAGTCAACGAGGTTTATGTAGAGAATCTCGGAGAATACAACACTCGGAGGAACAAATGAACGAGGAGTCTTTCTATCAAGAAATGGAAGAACAAAGTAACTACGAAGGGAATGTAATTGACTGGGATGATTCCTCTCAAGGTAGTGTAGATGCTGAGTCTTATGATCCCTGATTGCTCTACAAAGACAACACCTAGAGAGGAATGGAGTTACATTGCTTTAGTCCTCAAAGAGTTGTTGTTAATGAGTTTTTCACAAGTTTATGATAACCTGTGGAAAAAGCTGTGGAAAAATAGCCATTAAAAAAATGGCTAAAAAAACATGGCTGTGTTAAAGCTTTCTTTTGATAGCTTTTGAGTTGAATACCCTTTGAATGCCTCTGATGGCTTATAAAAAGCCTCTGAGACCTTGTGATCTAAGCGGGCAGGCTATCACACGACCGCTAAAATGTCAACACACCCCACACATAAATCTCAGAACCCACACAGTTTGCTACACATAAGTTCTCACAGTTTTTTATAGTTTTCCACAGCACTTGTGGAAAAAGTCTATAAGTTTTCCACAGCCTTATGAGCACTTGACACACTCTGAGCTTTCGTGTACAATAACTCTGTGGAGGTTCATAAGTGTTCGAGTGCTTAAGCCGCTTAAGAAAGCTTAAGTAAAGCTCAAGCCACAGAGGATCATGAGCCTACCATAGATTCCTGAGATCCTGAGACATTATGGACAGTCATACAACTGGCCACAGATGACGCCGAAGGGAGCCAGGCCTGGTATCTTAGCCATGTTGAGAGGAACACACATGACCAACACCCAAACCACTCAAGCTACCTACAACGGCTGGACTAACTACGAGACCTGGAATGCTGCTCTGTGGATTGGAAATGATCAGTTTCTCTATAACACTGCAAAGGCTTGTGTAGAGTATTGTGGTGACAACGAGACCCCTTGGGCTAAGTTTGTTCGTTGTATGATGGATGGACAGATTGGTCGTCATTTGGGTAGCACTGGTGATGGTGTTCGTTGGGATGATGAAGCAATCAATGAAGCAGAGATGCTTGAGATGATGGTTGAACTCTGACCTCATTCGTCTATTCTCACCACACACACATTCGTTAACATTCTCATGACCAACATCGACATCGCAAAGGCAAGCAAACTGGATCTCCTGGTTGCTGATACCCTGGGGCAAGTTAAGTACACCGTGCTCCCCACCCGTAAGGCTCGGAAGTCTGAGCTGATTCTGAGCCGCACCAATGGGGTTCGGACTAACACTAACCGTCGTGGTCAAGCATACAACGGACATGCCACACATGCACAGAATGCTGTGATCGAGGGCAATGCCGCTGCATACTTCAAGACCAGCGGCTGATGGGGTAGAGTTAGTGTCCCCTCTGAGGCTTATGAGTCATCGGAGGGGACACGAATACGAAGATCTGGGAGCAGCGGTTGCTCGTGATTTATGCCAGTTTGAGCAGTTATGTGGCGTGCGGTTTGTGTTAGCGCGGGGCGCGGTGGCCCCCGTTTGAAAAACGCTAAACTACCCTAATCTATAACGACCCCAAAAAGCGCTCGAAAAGCCATAAACAATCAAAATTTTTTTTGGTGGCCATAAATAGTTTTTTAGGTCGATTGAAATGTTTTATAAGAAACTAAATATTGATTCTTTCGAAGAAATACAGAATAAAATAGTTTCTTATGTGGTAGAGTTTGTAACTGAGGACGTAAAGGCATCTGAAGAAAAACTTTTTTTTAACTTTGTGTCCGATGAGAATCTTAAAAAGTTTAAGAGAGACATTCCTGAGTTATTTGAGTGTATTCGGAGGGAACTCGGAAGTGATGTGATGTTAATGTCTTACATCTATGTGGACGGTATTGAAGATGTTCCGGTACACACAGATTCTGATAATTTACTTGAGAGAAGGACTCGATTAAACTGGCCAATTTTGAATGGGTCGAGTGCAGCGACAGTCTTCTTTGAAAAGAACCATGAGAACGTCGCATCGCAATTTCATGTTTATAAGTCAGGCGTCTCTGGGCGCGCTTACGACCGCAAAGATTGTCATGAAGTGGATAGATATATCTTAGATACTCCGACATTAATGAATGTCAAACAACTTCATTCAGTGGAGATTTTGGATTCTAAATTACCAAGAATTTTACTGACGATGAGATTATCAAATGAAGAAGAAGTTTACCAAAAATATTTTTAACTAACATGGAAATTCAAACACTATCATCAGTTCCAAGCATTCCTTTTAATGATGCTCTCGAAAGTTTTTTCGATACTCATGAAGTTGATGAAGATATTGAGTGTTATCAATTAGTTTTTTGTCCCTATGGTCAGGGAACAAGTTTTGATGATTTGTATAGACTTAAATTTAAAAATCCGATTGTAATTTTAAATACCATCGACTTTATGATTGATGAGTATGATAATGCAGCAGTAGAAGAATTTAGACAGTTTTGTGCATGGCATCCGGAGCAAAAGTTTATTAGTTTCAATCATCATTTAAATCTTCAAAACGAATTAAGTGACATTCCAAATTTATACTGTGATGTTATTATACCTTCAAGTTTTACTGAAAAATTTACGCATTGTGAAAAGAAAGATTTGACAAATCGTTGGTTGACTTTGAATTCAAGTACAAAGTTACATCGAGTCCTAACAGTATCTTATTTGTTATCGAAAGACTATCATCGAAATGGTCTGATTACTTTTGATATGAATAAACCAACATTGGTAAAGTATGATCAATATCGAAATATCACAAAGATACCTTCGTATGATCTTAGAAGTAGTTTTGCAAAAGGTTTTGTTAAATTTAAGGAAAAAGATTTTAATAAGATCAAAGTTCGTAAAATGGATTATAATGATTTAAGAGTTGCAAATAATTACAACACAGATCTATTACCAGTTTACGAAAAAATCGGCGTTGAAATCATCACTGGAACAATGTTCTTTGAGAAAACTCCAGTACTCAGTGAAAAAGAAATGCAATCCATTTATGGAAAAAACTTTCCAATTTATATTAATGGAGTTGGAATGGCAAAAGAGATGAAAAAACTTTTTAATGTTGATATCTTTGAAGATATTGTTGATCATAGTTATGATGAGATCGAGAATCATTTTGAAAGACTTGCTGCTGCGATTGATCGAAATGAACATCTATTAGATGGCTCGACAAATATCAAAGAGTTATGGTATGATAATAAGTCTAGATTCGATGATAACTGTGAAAAATTAGATACAATATTACACGATAAAATTTATCAAAGAAACTTTAATAATAATAAAATTAAAAACGCATTAGAATACTTTGGAGTCTCTGTGAATGAAAAATGATTATTGAAAATGATAAACCAATTCGAGTGATTGGTTATCCTGAGTCTTCGTTGACTGATGGTGCTATACAATGGTTTCGATTAGACACTCGGAATGAGATTGAAATCATCAAACCAGAAGTGTTCTTAGATCTACCAAACAAATCAGATTATCAATATTTTGTTGCGTTTTCCTTGGATATGAATCTAAGGAAAACTATTTGTGATGAGATTGATCGTCTCGATCTTGATTGTGTCACTTACATTCATGACTCCTGTTTAGTCTTTGATACTTGTAAAATAGGTAAGGGAGTATTCGTTGGTTCGTTTAGTACGATGGGATATCATTCTTGTATTCAAAATCATTGTTGGATCGAATGTTATACGTTAATCTCACATCATGTTGATTTGCGTAAAGGTTGTATAGTACATGCAGGATCAATAATTGCAGGAAAAACAATCATTGGAGAATACTGTACGTTTGGATTAAAATCTTCCATGATCAATAATATAAGTATTACTAATAACGTGACAATAGGTGCATTCAGTAACGTTACAAAAAGTATTACAAAACCAGGTACATATGTGGGATCTATCGCTAGATATGTTGGAGAATAATTAAAAATCATATATAATTTTTGAAAATGGATATAATGGAAGAATATATGGAACTCAAATTGGATTATCAAGAAAAAGATTTATTAATTGATTGTCTTCAACATCGTCTAGATACCGATAAGGTTCTAGTAATTAATTCATCTCTTAAGAATGAAATTGAAGATTTGTTGGCAAAAATCGAAGAAGATTGCATTTAAAGTTTTCTTCTAAATAAACCAGAAACCATTGCATGATTTGATTTGTAGTGGTAGAATGATAACGTTGCAATTCTAATTTTATGTCTAAAGGATTTACAATTAAAGCTACAGCACCAACTCCAAAAAAGAATGAAGAAGATTTTGATATTGATGCTGCTAAAGAAATGATTCGCGGCAAAAGTATCGTATTTTGTCTTCCTGGCCGTGGAGTGTCTTATATTTTCTTGAAGAATTTTGTCCAACTCTGTTTTGATCTTGTTCAAAATGGTGCAGCCATTCAAATTTCTCAGGATTATTCTTCCATGGTTAACTTTGCACGTTGCAAAGTACTAGGTGCAAATGTTCTTCGTGGTCCAAAACAGATTCCTTGGGATGGAAAACTCAAGTATGATTATCAACTTTGGATCGATAATGATATTGTTTTTGATACTGAGAAGTTTTATCGTCTTGTTGCAATGGATAAAGAGATTGCAGCTGGTTGGTATATGACTGAAGATGGTCATACGACTTCTGTTGCTCATTGGCTTGAAGAAGATGACTTTAAGAACAATGGTGGAGTCATGAATCATGAAACCGGAGAGACCATGCAGAAGCGCCGTAAACCCTTTACGGTTGACTATACTGGGTTTGGGTGGGTTCTGATTAAGAACGGTGTATTTGAGTCTCTAGAGTACCCCTGGTTCGCTCCTAAGATGCAAGTATTTGACTCTGGGGAAGTCCAAGATATGTGTGGTGAAGACGTTTCGTTCTGTCTTGACGCTAAGGCAGCGGGCTTTGAGATCTGGTGTGATCCAAAGATTCGCGTGGGTCATGAAAAAACCCGTATTATTTGATTTCTGGCGCGTTCGAAGTCAATTTCGGCGCGCAAATAAAACAATTCTGAGGTATTAAGAAAATGGCAGTAAAAGCAAAAGGTGGATTGAATAAGAATATTGGTTATATTCCTGGAGCTCCCAAAAAGAGTCGTCAAGGAATGGGTAATGGCACTAAATATGCTGCAACGAGCCGTAATAAAGCTCGGAAACCATATCGAGGCCAGGGTAAATGAGTAAAACACAAAGAACCATCCGAGAAGGAAATCTTTGTAGACCCGATAAACGTTATAAGGGTATTCATACTCAGGCTAAAGCAAATAAAAATAAAAAGTCTAAATAATTTTAAATTAAATTGCAAGGACAAATGTCAGAAACAACACCAAAGACAGGACCAACTGCAGCAGATTCTCCAGAATCAACTCCAGAAACTTCAAATGTATTTGACTATAATGTAGCTGCAAACGCTAGAACTGTTGCTCCATCCAAGCCAAATCCTGCATCACCACTAGCCGCAGGTTGATATGACCGAAAAAGAAGCATATATTCATAAATGGATACAAGAAGTATCTAAAAACAGACCAGAATTGGGTGGATTTGCAGTCTGTCCATATGCTTCTGCTTCAAAAACTTTAATTGTAGAAACTCCAATTGATGATATCGTGCCTGAACCAGGTCATGATGTCATCATTTTTATTATTGAAGACTTTTGGAGACCAGATCATGTTGAAAAATGGGTAGAATCATATAACGAAAAGTTTCCATATTACAAATTTTTCTCAGACTTATCCTCAAGAGATACATTTATAGGGGGTATAAAGACAAATAATGAGAAATATAACTTAATTTTGTGTCAATCGAAGATAAAATTGAGCAAAATTCGCAAAAAATTACTTCAAACTGAATATTATACTTATTGGACAGAGGATTATCTTAAAGAAATTCTTGGGGACGATTACGAATATATAGAAAAAACTACCGAGGGGGGATAAAATGGACTTCGAGAACAGACCAGATACTCATAAAAAGGGGAGTGATGGTGTTTCCGAAAAATATCTTTACGACGTAGAGAAACAACTCTATGATATAGCAATAAATTATATGCCTCATCTTAAACAATCTTCCGTAGAAGATGAAATTAAAAATTTAACTGATAACAACTGACATTTCGGGATAGCAACCCCGTAAAAAGTTCTGATTTTTTCAAATCAGGAGCTAAAATGTCAAACTTATCCGTAGACAGGGATTCAAATTACATGCGTCAAATGTGGGGAACCACAAAATTGATTACAGATTACAACGCAAGTCCTCAAAGGGTGATTCAAGAGGTCATGCATGATTCCGCACCTCATCATGATTTAAAAAAACAAACAGATCTTCATGAAAAAATTCGTAACGACGAAGATTACGATGATTGGGAGTATGGCACTGAACCAACATATGGTAAAAAGTGGTAAAAAGGTCTTATACATATAATAAATACCCTTAGTTTGAGTAATGATTAGGCTTTCTCGCAAATTTAAAGATATAAGTCTTTCTTTTGTAAGGAATCCTGTGACTAATGATATTCTTTCAATTAATGATGATGATGCGGTTAAGAAATCTGTTATTAACTTAGTTAGAACTAAAATAGGTGAAAGATTTTTTAACCCACTTTTGGGGTCTAAAGTTGAAAATTCTATGTTTGAGTTGCAAACTCCAGAGATGGCATATTCTATGGAGTTAAGTATAACAAGTTTGTTAAAAAACTTTGAACCTAGAATTTCTTTATCCTCTGTTTTGGTTACATATCCCGATGATTCTAATGAAGTTAATGTAAGAATAGCTTATACCATTATTGGTATCTCTTCTCCAACTCAAACTGTAGATTTCATACTACAACCAACTAGAGTCTAATGTCATTCAATCAGTTTACAAATTTAGATTTCGGTGATCTTAGGACTCAGATCAAAGACTATTTGCGCGTAAACAGTCAATTTACTGATTTTGATTTTGAAGGTTCTAATTTTTCGGTTTTAATTGATCTATTAGCGTACAATAGTTACATAACTGCCTATAATTCAAATATGGCAGTTAATGAAATGTTTCTGGATAGTGCTACTCTTAGAGAAAATGTAGTTTCACTATCCAGAAACATTGGTTATTTACCAAGATCTAAGAGATCTTCTAGAGCTTTAATAAATTTTAGCGTTGATATGAGTCAAACAAACGCTAAAAGTGTAAAGTTACTGGCAGGACAAGTAGCTCTTGGTGCTGTAACTAACGGAAATTATATTTTTTCAATACCTGAAGATATTATTACTCCTGTCGATACTGATGGAATTGCTTTATTTGATAATTTACAAATTTACGAAGGCATATACTTAACAAGTACATTTATAGTAGATGAATCTCAACCAAATCAAAGATTTATTCTTCCAAACATTGGAGTAGATACAACTACAATTAGAGTTAAAGTTACCAATCAAGTAACTGAAACGTACAATCAATATGACACATTATTGAATATTGGAAAAGATTCTAGAATTTTCCTAATTCAGGAAGTAGCTGATTCAAAATATGAAATTAGATTTGGAGATGATATTATAGGTAAAAAACCATCCAATGGTAGTAGAATAGAAATTAGTTATATCGTTACAAACGGATCTTTAGGCAATGGAGCAACAAACTTTACTTTCTCTGGTAGATTAAAAGATAATAATCTACTTGATATAACCACTGGTATTTCATTGGTTTTAACTCAATTTAAATCAGAAAATGGTGATGATATAGAACCAATTGATTCTATTAAATATTTTGCTCCAAAAGTTTATGCATCTCAATATAGAGCAGTAACTGCAAATGACTATAAATCTCTCATTCCATACATTTATCCAAATGTAGAGTCTGTAAATTCTTATGGTGGAGATGAATTGGATCCTCCAGAATATGGAAAAGTTTTTATATCCATCAAACCAAGAAACGGAACATTTTTATCACAGATCACCAAACAGAATATTTTAAATACAATCAAAAAATATTCAATTGCTGGTATTAAACCAGAGATAGTTGATCTATCGTATTTGTATGTTGAATTAGATACTTCGGTTTATTATAATGTCAATCGACTAAGTAATCCAGAAATAGTTAAAACAAAAGTAGTTGATACTTTAACTGCATATTCTAACTCTAAGGATGTTAATAGTTTTGGTGGTAGATTTAAATACAGTAAAGTTGTTGGTCTCATAGATGATTGTGACAAATCTATTACTTCCAACATAACAAAAATTAAGATGAGGAGGGATTTAAATCCAGAATTAAATACTTTTGCAACTTATGAACTTTGTTTTGGAAATCAAATACATATTAAAACTGGGGGATATTCCGTAAAGTCCACTGGATTTTTTATTAATGGTGTATCAGATGTGATTTACATGGCAGACGCTGCATCAAGTACGGATAAAACTACTGGAATCATATTTTTCTTTAAATTAGAAAATAATCTTCCAGTAGTTATAAAAAACAATGCAGGCACAATAAATTATAAAAGAGGAGAAATTCTTTTAGACGTTGTTAATATAACGTCATCCGTATTGGCAAATGGGTTCATAGAAGTTCAGGCTATCCCAGAATCAAATGATATTATAGGACTTCAAGATTTATATTTACAATTAGATGTTCAAAAATCTATGGTAAATATTATAGAAGATGTTGTAAGTTCTGGTGAAAATTCTTCTGCTACTCAATATGTGGTTACATCAAGTTATTTAAACGGAAAGTATACGAGATAAAATGTCAGAAATCAAAAGAGTAAAAATCAGCTCGATCATTGGTACACAAATTCCAGAATTCTTGTCTATAGAATCTCCTCTTTTCTCGGATTTTCTTAGACAATATTACCATTCGTTAGAGTATCAATCAGGATCGATTGATATTATTTCGAATATTGTAAAATATAAAAATTCTAAAACATTTAATAATGTAGAGTTAACTGAAGAAACTACTCTAACGGCTGATGTTTTATCTTTTGATGATGCTATAAATGTTGAGTCTACTGCAGGTTGGCCAGACTCATATGGACTGTTAAAAATTAATGATGAAATTATTACTTATTTGTCTAAAACTGAAACTTCTTTCCAAAATTGTATTCGTGGATTTAGTGGAGTTGAAAATCTTGAATCTCTAGATAACCCAGAATTTTTAGTATTTTCATCAACTAAAGCTTCAGAACACTCTGATAATAGTGTAGTTAAAAATTTAAGTAATTTATTCTTAATTAAATTTTTTGAAAATTTTAAATATGAATTTTTACCTGGATTCGAATCTAGAGATTTTTACAAAGATATCTCTATTGAGAACGTAGTTTACAAAATTAAAGATTTATATAAGTCTAAAGGAACAGATTTATCATATAAGTTATTGTTTAAAATTTTGTATGGTGCAGACATTGAAATTATAAAACCACAAGACTATACTATTTCTCCATCATCAAACTCATATTTCATTACAAAAAATATACTTGTAGAAAAAATTTCTGGTGCAAATCCAGTAGATATTAAAGGTAATTTCTTATTCCAAAATATAACAGGAATTGGTACGGTAAGTGCTTCAATTTTTAATGTTGAGTACAGACCTGTAGGAGATAAACAATTTTATGAAATTTCTCTTGATAGCACTTCATTCAGCGGTAATTTCCAAGTTTCGGGTAAAACTAGAATACTGGAAGATGTTCAAGCAAATAGTAATACTATCTTAGTTGATTCAACTGTAGGATTTGCTAATTCTGGAACTATTCTAGTAAAACCAAAAGATTCAGATTATATTACAATTAATTATACTGGTAAAAATGTCAATCAATTTACTGGAGTTACTAATGTAACTAAATTTTTGGATTTTGGTCTTGATTTGATTGAAGAAAAATTTGCTTTTAGTTATGTTGGAGTAGGAAATACTTCTAAAGTACAGTTTAGGGTAGTCAATGTAATTGATAATATTGATTTTTCAAAAACTTCAAATTTGAGAGTAGGTGATAATATTTCCCTATCTGGATTTGGTAGAGATTTATATGACAGTTATGAATTCAATAGCTGGATCTATAACATCCCAACAAATCATAGTATAAAAAATATATCACAAATTGATTCTACAAAATTTAGAATTAATTTGTTTGATAAAATTTATTTTTATCAAAATGAAATTATTTTACTCATAGACAGTTTAGGCAATAAAACAGAAGCTGAAATTATATCTGTTGAGTATTCAACTTCAGATTTAATTAAAAAATATAGTAATAGAGTTTTGGTTCAAGTCACAAATTCTGGATCATTTAATGCTTTAAATGCAAAAATTGTAAGAAAGAAAATATACAAAGCAAATCATTATAGTAATTATTTTCCAAATCTAGAAGATATTCCAGCGGGAGTTCAAAACACCTATATTGATTCAGATGAAAAATATTTTTATGTTACTTCTTCTGGATTACCAAACTATACTATTTTTTCCACAGACAATAAAAAAATAGTATCAACTACAGTAGGAACTTCTGCAACTGACACATTTAATGTTTCTAACCACAATTTGTTTAGTGGAGAACTAGTTTATTATTTACCAGGAACATCTTCTGGAATATTGACTGGATTATACTATGTTACAAAAATTGATGATAATAAATTAAAGTTATCGTATAGTAAGTCAGACATTTTTTCAAAAAAATATATTCAAACTGTTTCCCCAGTTGTCAATGATTCTTTATATAAATTTGGATATCAAAATAAAACCTTAAAACACCAAAAACTTTTAAAAAAATTCTACTTTGATAATAGTAAACCAAGAGAATCTTTTGATGATTTAAATGAAAGAACAACTTTTAATAGAGAAGTTGGACTACTGATAAATGGCGTCGAATTACTATCTCCCAATTTGTTTGATGAAAACATATATTATGGAGATATTATATCAATTAACGTTACTAATTCAGGAAAAGATTACGATGTAATCGATGTTCCCCCCTTGGATATACAAGATGATGTTGGAACTGGATTAAAAGCACATTTAAATATCTCTGGAACAGTTAGGGATGTTAAAATATTAAATGCTGGATATGGATATCAAGAGAAACCAAAGATTACAATAACTGGTGGAAATGGTATAGGTTGTATATTAGATTCTAATTTTGTTAAAACTAGAGTTTCTGCAGGATTTAAGGCAGATTTAAATGTCAGTACAGCCGATAATACTATACAATTTTTAAATACAATTCCCTTTGAAGATGGCGAAGAAATTGTATATGATTCCAACAAAAATAGTAATATACCAGGAATTGTAAATAATTCAACTTATTTTGTAGGCATTCTCACAGATAATAAAATTAAACTCTTTAATACTAAAACAAATGCACTTCAAAAAGTAAATGAAATTGATATCGTTGGGGTTTCATCTGGATTCCATTTTATAACAACGTTAAAAAATAAAAATACTTTTACTAAAATTTATGTTAAAGAGCCTGGTCAAGGATACTCCAATAGAAAAGTAAGAGTTCCATCGATACTTTCTGGAGACAATAGAACTTCGGGAATTAACACATTTGATTCATATATTTTTGCAAAAAATCACGGATTTAACGATTTTGATATTGTAAAATATTCTCACCAAGGTTCCCCAATAAGTGGAGTATCTACTTCAATACATTACTATGTCAAAGTTATTGATGTCAATAAATTTAGACTTTATGAAGCTGGAATTGGTACAACTTTAAATGATGAAAATTATGCAAAAAATAAATTCGTAAAATTTAATTCGTTGGGAGTTGGAACTCATACTATTGGATATCCTCCAATTGAAATACACGTAGAAGCAAAATTAGCCATAGGATCTACTACAGTAATTAATACGGAATTGAATCCTATTGTATTGGGATCAATTGAAGATGTTTATCTAGAAGATGGTGGAATTGGCTATGGATGCACTAATATTATCAATTATCATAGAAGACCAAATGTTGGAATTGCAAGTATAACTGCTGAAGCAATTTTAAAACCCATCATTATTGATGGATCAATCGTTGATGTTCAAATTATTAACAGAGGAAGAGGATTTAGAAAAAATTCGGAAATTTTAATTTATGGTGACGGTAAATATGCACAAATAGAACCCATTGTTGAGGATGGTAAACTATCCAATGTTAATATTGTTTTTGGTGGTATCGGATATAAGTCTTCAAATACCATACTTATACTAAAAAATAGGGGCCAAGATGCTAAGTTTTTAGCTAATGTAAAAGAATGGAAAATAAATCAAGTTGTAAAAAGTAAAAATGTAATTTCTGAAGAAGATGATGGGGTACTTTATCCAAGTAAAAATCCCAATTCAGAATTACAATTCTTTAATTTTTATATTCCCAAAAATTTAAGATATCAATCATCAGATAATTTTAGTGATTCTAATAAAGAAAATACGGGAAGTTTGAACCACTCTCCAATTTTAGGTTATGCATATGATGGTAATCCAATTTATGGTGCATATTCATATGATACTACTAGTGGCGGATCCATAAGGAGAATGAATTCCGGTTACGTCTTAAATCCAGATCTTACACCGGGAATACGACCCCCGTCCTTTGAGAGTGGATTTTTTATTAATGATTATGAGTATGATGGATCTGGAGATCTAGACCAACACAACGGAAGATTCTGCATCACTCCAGAATATCCTAATGGAACCTACGCATATTTTTGCACCATAGATGTCAATGCTTCAAATGAAGCAATTCCTAGATATCCTTATGTTGTGGGTCCATATTTTTACAATAAACCATTAACTGAGAACTTCTTACCGTCTTATAACCAAGACCTCGATATTTTCACTAAAAACTTAACCAGAAATGTTGGACCTTATTACTTAAGTAGATCCAGTTCATATTATGATTTGATTGACAAGGTATCAGATGAATATAAACAAGAGTTTTATGTAACTTCAATAAATTCTGGTAAAATAGAAGACGTTTCTATATTTTCTCCCGGTGACAATTTTAAAATAAATGATCAAGTAGATATAGATACCGTAGATACAGAGGGAATACAATCAAATATAGTTGTAAGTGAATTGGATGGTAGGGAAATAGAGTCTTTTAGTTTATTTGAAGATTTAATTCCAAATGTAGAATTTTTTATAAGAAATCCAAATACTGTTGTAAGGACAAATTCTCCACATGGAATTGAAAATGGTCAACCAGTTTTAATAAGTGGAGTATCAACAATTACAGCATCTAATTTTGAAGGAATAAAATATGTACAAGTTGCAGAAAAAACTTCCCAACTACTTGATAGTATTGGTACTCAAGGTGTTACTGGACTATCTACCTTCATAACATTAAAGGATATTAATGGATTTAAAGTCAATGATTTTATTGGAATAGGTACAGAAGTATTATTGATCACTGACATAGATCCTAAAAGATCTGGATTTTATGTAAACAGACTTCAGAATACGGGTATCCATACGGCAGGAATTGACGATGTAGTTTTATTGTCGAGAGAATTTACAATTCCTACTGGAGATGTAAGGGATGTAACCTTTGAAAATTATACAACATTTTTTGATCCTAGATTCTCTGTAGGTGTTGGTTCAACTGGATCAACTCGCACTGTAGTTGGACTTGGAACTACTTCTTTTGAAACCAAATTTATACCTCCTAGAAGCATATATTTACCATCACATAAGTTTTACACTGGTCAACCATTGATTTATAATTCTGGTTTTGCTGGAACGTCACTATATGTAAATAATGTAGGTTCTGCAACATCCATTAAATTGGTTGATAATCAAGTAGTTTATGCAGTAAACCTTGGGAAAGATTATATTGGATTGTCTACAATCGGATTTACTAGTTCTATTGGAATTGGAACTAATTTAAATTCCTTAGAGTTTTGGGATCAGTCTTTTGCTTATGGAGTTATTGGAGCTGCTCATTCATTAACTACACTAAATCCAAAAATTACAGGAACAGTAGAAAAAATATTAGGAGTGGTAACTACCAAATCAAATCATAATTTAAGTAATGATGATATTATAACACTTAAATTAACCACAGAATATAATGAAGTTGTTAAAGTTATTTTTGATCCAGTAAATAGAAAAGTTTTAATGCGAGAAATTGGTTTTTCTGATACTGATGTTTCCGTATCAGAAAGTTCTATAGATATTTCTTCATATAACGGTAATATAGAAACCGGTGATAAAGTTGTTTATATTGCTACTTCTCCTATAAATGGACTAACTAACTATGGTGTTTATTATGTGTTAAAAACTGATTTTAATTTTATAAAATTGTGTCAGTATAGAAGTGATATAAATGAATCCAAGTTCATTAATTTTTCTTCTGATGGAGGTGTTGGAACTACTCACAAATTGTATTTTGTAAATCCACAAATTTCGTGTGTAAGAACTACAAAAATAGAATTTGATTTGTCTGATAGTAGTTTAAATAATCTCGATCTGCAGTTTTACTTTGATTCCAATTTTATTCAAAAAATCAATGAAAGAACGGGATTTTTTGTAAGTAGACAAGGAGTTCCTGGAAGTGCCAATTCTAAAGTTATTTTAGACCTTTCAGCGCAGTTTTTCCCAATTTATTATAATTTATTCCCTAAGGGATCATCTGATGAAACTAAGAAACAAATATCATCAGATGATGATGTAAAGTCTTATAATAAAATTTCAATAATAAATCACCAACTGAATAGTAAATTCAAAGTATCAGTTTCTTCTGACAAAACATTCTCTTTCTTTAATACTAAAAAATTAACTTTTGTTGAAACTAATATTATTAGTCAAAGTGCTACTAAGTTTTCATATAAAACCACATCTACTAGTGCGTTAGGACCAATATCCAAATTAAAAATTAATTTCCCAGGTAGAGGATACAAAAAATTACCTAATATTAGAGGAGTACGAAGTGTTTCTGGTAAAAATGCAGTATTAAAACTTATATCACCAAATATAGGAAGAGTTGAGACTTTTAGTAGAGTCAAAGATGGATTTGATTATCCAACAGACCCAACACTTTCACCATCTCTTAGTGTACCAACTGTTATTGGAATAAAAGATATAAGAACTATAGATTATATCGGAATTGTTACTGGAGGCCAAAGATATAATAGTTCACCAAAACTAATAGTAAAAAATGATACTAGTGGAATTGAACTTAATGCTAAAATATCCGGAGGATCTGTAACTTCTGTAGATATTCTAAAAAATTCTACTTCATTATCAGCACCATTGGATATTATTTCAATATACAATTCAAATGGTTATGAAATTGATGCAATTTCTGCAGTGGGTGATTTAGTAACATTAGAGTTAACAAATAATCCCACATTTAATCCGTTCATATCTTCTGGATTTGGAAGAACTGATTATGTATATCCATTTAAAATTGGAGATAAAATTTTTATTGAAAATTGTAGATTGACTGATTCCACATCGGATCAAGCTAATTTTAATTCATCTTCATACAATTATTCTTTCTTTGACGTTGTTGGCGTAAGCACCAGTAATAATACTGTAACTTATAGTATGTCGGGAATTTCTACCGGCTCTTTTGGTACATATAGTGATGAATTCAATTTGGGTATTGTTATTAATAAAAATAACATGCCTGAGTTTAATATGGTTCTAAAAGATGATGTGAGTTATATTTCAAATGAAAAAGTAACCTCAGAAACATTCTCCGGTACAGTCATGGAGAATGGTTGGGATAATAAACTTAATCAAATGAGATTGAAAAATATTTCTGGTGAAATAAACACTGGCGATAAAATTTTTGGAGAAATATCCAAAATTAATGGTACAGTAGAATATTTTGATGTATTTAATTTGTACGCTACTTTAGGAGTTTCTAGAGATAAAACATCTTCTATAGATTTTTCTTCTGGTATTCTGAATGATTCTTTACAAAAAATTTCTGATAATTTCTACTATCAGAAGTTTTCATATTCTATTAAAGGAAATATTCCTTATAATGTGTGGAGAGAGTCTGTAAGATCAATTGTCCATCCTTCTGGATTTAAAGAATTTTCAGATTTAGAAATTTTAACTAAACCAACTTTGAATGAAGTTAATTTAGGAATTGCTAAATCTTCAGACATGAAACCAAGATTATCAGCAACAGATTCCTTTACATTTATTAATATTGACCAGACAGTACCCATAAATCTTAAAACAAATTTTGCAAGAGTTTATGAGGAAGAGTTATTACCTGATGGATCTATTCAGAATGTTTTTCTTGATGAAGGTATTGATTTAACTTCTTATATAATTAATAAAACAAACAAAGTCGTAGAAATAGATGACATTAGCTCTCAATTTGATGGAACATCTGAACAACAATTAGACGGACGTTTTGCGGATGCATCCGATTTATTGGATGGTAACAAAACATTTATTCAAGAAGAGGTAGTTGGATTCGTTACTACTAAATATCCAGGCATTACTACAAATGTTGGTTGGAGTAAAACTGTATTTTATGGTAGTGTTGGAAATGTCGTTGATGCAATATCTAATGATGTTAAATATAAGTCCAATAATAAATCTGTTCAAGAAGGATTAAACTATTGGAGTGGATTAAGTACTACTTATGTTTCTGGAATATCCACAGAAACTATAGAATCGTTTAAGTACATCATAGATCTTTCCAAATATATTATCAATAATGTGGGAGTTAAAACATCATATCAACTTGGAAATACTGTTAGCATTTCTACAGCAATTTATAACAATGTAAGTGGAATAACCACGATAATTACTTCAACTGCTCATGGATTATCAACAACTACTACGAATTATGTTGTTTTAAAAGATATATCATTCTCTTTTAATGCCGGTAGCGGAATAACCACTACAGCTTTCCCAAATTCAACATCAACTACAGGACCATTAACGACTCAAAAATTTGTTTATCAAGTAGAAGTTATTGATTCGGTTAGATTTAGAGTAAATCCTGGACCATCCACTATTTCGTACAATTATGCTAGTGGCGGTACAGTTCAAAAAGCTTTCATATCCACATCCCAATACACTAATACTACAATTTTACCTGATGTTGATTGTAGTTTAACCTATAGTGAAAATTGTTGTGCCGATGTTTGGACTACAATTGGTAATTATGTTGGAATAATAACTACTATAATTGGAATTGGGACAACAGGAGCTCCAAATAATATAATATATCCATCTTTAGCGAAGGGTGGATCTACGGTTGGATTAAGTACTTTTAAATTAAAAAACAAAGGAACTTCTTTATTCAAACATGAATTTTCTGGCAGTAACGTTGATATAGTTAATGATAAATTCATAATTGCTAATCATAATTTCCAGTCTGGTCAAGAGTTGTTATATTCATATTCTGGTGGTAGTCCTATTGGAATTGCAACTACTTCTTATGTTAATGGCAATCTTGATACATTATTGAATATTTTTAATTATGATGGAACTGCTATTTTAGAAAATGGATATAATGTTGCAATTACAACAAGTATTTCTGGAATAGTTCCAACAGGTCCAACTGGAACTATAAATTATACTCAAGTTTTGGGATTTAATACCACTGGATTTGGAACAAATGCCTTATTCAATGTATTGATTAATTATAATGGTGGAGGAGTTGCTATATCTACTTCTATTATTCCTACTTATGGTGGATATGGGTATAATGTTGGGGAACAGGTTTCTATTTCCGGAACGTACTTTGCGGGAACAAGTCCAACTAATGATCTAACATTTATTATCTCAAAAACCGGTCCAACAGTGATACAATCTGAAGCAAATACAAGTTATTTGTCAGTTCCTTCATCAGATTTGAGTGGAGCAACTTTTGATGTTTCTAGGGATTCAACTGGTGCGATCACATATGTAAAAGTTTTAAATGGTGGGTCTGGTTATACTACCAATTCAGTTATTTCCATAGCAGGAACTTATATTGGTGGAACGGGATCGAAAGATGATCTATCATTTAGTCCATTGGAACTTGGCACAAAAACCTTACCAACTTCAGTTTTTGTATATAAATTGAATGATAACGAATTTAAACTTTCTGGATTATCTACAAGTGTATTTTTAAATTTAACTGGTGTAGGTACAGCAACACATTCACTTTCGTATAAAGAACCAAATTCTAGTGTAATAATTACTATAGATGGAATAATACAAAAAGCAGTAACCAGAAAATCACTAAATGTTTCTTTTGCTTCTAGTGTTTCTTCAGCTTCAACAACAATAATAAGTATCTCCTCAGGAATTTCATCTTTGTCTACTGGTGATGTTATTGATATTGATGGTGAATATATTTCCATTAAAACTATTGGAATAACCTCTACAAATCAAATAGAAGTTGTACGTGGTTATTTCGGGACAGTTGCATCAGCACACACTGTAGGCGCTAGTGGAACAGTATTAGTGGGTGATTTTAATATTGTTGGAGATGTAATATATTTTGACCAATCTCCAAATGGAAAAATTGGACCAGTAGGATTAGAAACTGGATCTACATTTGGTGGTAGAGTCTTTAGTAGAAAGTTTGATCCCAATATTACACAAGATAGAAATATCCTGTTTGATGATATTTCACTATCTTTCACTGGCATTGCAGCAACAGAATTCACTTTAAAAACTGACGGTCAAACTACAAATACTATTTTTAACAATGTGAATAGTTCCACTAATATCAATAATAATCCTATAGTAACTATTAACAATGTATTCCAAAATCCAACAAGTGATTATACAGTAGATGGAGTTGGAACAAACGTAATTAAATTCTTATCGGGAACTCCAAATTCTGGAAAAATATCAAAAGTATCAATATCAACTAGTTATGGATATGCTCCTAGAATTGGAGCAGCTGCTACCGTAATTGTTTCTACTGCTGGTACTATTAGTAGTGTAATTGTTACTGGATCTGGATCAGGATATAGAAATCCTCCTGTCGTTAGTATTGCGTCTACCATTGGATTTGGCGCAAGTGTTGTCGCTACAGTAAGTGCTGCAGGTACAATCTCTGGATTTACTATTATTAACCCTGGATCTGGATATACTACTACTTCAAGACCAGAAGTTGTAATTGGAATTCCAACTGGATATAGTAATCTAAGTTTGGGTTATACTGGTGGAACTTCTGGAGTTGGCCAAAAGGCTAAACTTACAGTTGAAGTTGGTATGGGATCAAGTGTAATAACATATAAGTTTGATGAATCTGGAATTGGATATAAAGTTGGCGACAAACTTACACCTATTGGAATAGTAACCGATCCATCATTAAGTTTCCAACCTTTTGTACTAACAGTTGATGAAGTAGAGACTGATAGTTTCTATGGATTCTATCCTGGCCAATTTGTACAATTTGATGACATCTCAGAATTCTTCAATGGATTTACAAAGAAATTTACACTCACAACTACTCTAAATGGTGTAAAACAAGTTTTAGGATTGAGAGTTCCCGATGGAACTGATTTGGATATAACTAATAACATTTTTATATACATAAATGATATTTTACAAGTTCCTAATGTAGCATATAAGTTTTCTGGAAGTAGAGTAATATTTACTGAACCACCAAAATCAGGATCCAAGTGTGTTATCCTATATTATAGAGGTTCTTCAATTGACGTTGAGTTAATTGATCCACCTAAGACAATTAAACCCGGAGATACTATAGTAATACAGGAGAATCCTGAAGATTTATTTGATATCTCTCAATTTGATAGGGTCGTTAAAAAAATTACAGCTGCGGATCAATTTGAAACTTTTAACTATTATTCTGTTGGTATTATTACCGACCCAACAAAAATTAGACCTCTTACTTGGAAAAAACAACTTAATGATACTGTTATTAATGGTTCTTTATATTCCAAATCTAGACCAAATCTACAGAGTAGTGTTAAACCATCTGCAACTATCATTAAGAAAATTCAACCTACAGACACTGTGATATATGTTGATAATGCATATCCACTATTCTCAGATTTAGACTCTCTTCCTGAAGATATAAGAGATGCATTAGTATTAGAAAATAGATCAATTCAGGAATCTCTAGGTGAATGTGTAGTATCAACATCATCTACAATTTCATCAATTACTATTAATGATGGTGGTGTCGGATATGCTAATACACAATCACCTAAAGTAATTGTTTCTGAGTCTTTAATTATCAAAAAAGATCCTATTTTTAATTGGAGTGGTTCTGTTGGATTATCAACTTCATATGATTTGAAATCCATTAAGTACAAAGATAAATTTATTTCTGTTGGAAATAACTCAGTATATTCTACTAGTTTTGACGGAATAAATTGGCAAGTTTCTACAGTTGGATTTGGTCTGTCTTCTAATTTCAATTCACTTGAAATAGTTGGAGTCGGAACAAGCAATTTCTTACTTTCTGTAGGAAATCTTGGACAAGTAATAAAAGCCACAGATTATGGAAATGTTATATCTTCATGGACACAGATTCCTTTACAAGAAGATGTATCAATTCCTGGTTTTGGCGCGGTCAATAGAGTAAGTAGTGGATACACTGGAACATTTAGTGAAATTGCATATTCTAACATTACAAATACCTGGGTTACAGTAGGTGCAGCTGGATCAATATTTGTAGGAACGGGAGTAGGTACGGATTCATTTGTCAGTAGATATTCCGAAACTTTATCTGATTTGAATAGTGTGACTTTTGGATCTGAATATTTTGTTGCTGTTGGTGATGATGGAGTAATTAGAACTTCAAATGACGGTAGTATTTGGGAATTTGTAAGTTCTCCAGTAATTACTAATTTAAATAAGGTAATTTATGCTGATGGAAAATACGTTGCCGTTGGAGATTATGGCGTAGTCATTAGATCAATAGATCGAACTTCTTATGAAATCATTTCAAATAATCTTGGAATTGTAAATATAACAAACATTTATTATAATTATGGTTTTTATGTAATTATTACAGCTTTAGGTGATTTATATTATTCATTCGATTTGAGTAATTGGATTTACAGATCAACATCGCAACCCAATTTTATCAATAGTTTAGTATTTGTCGATAATATTGGTTCTGATGGAAGATATGTTGCCATAGGATCTGGAGCTACTGCAATATATGCAGAACCCATTTATAACAGGGCTGAGGCTATTTCTAGTGTAACTTCTGGAGTTGTTACTTCAATACAGATTATTAATGGTGGATTTGGTTATGATTTAAATAATCTTCCACCTGTGATAATAGAACCAGATAGTTATAATACTGAATTAATTAAATCCTTTAAAGTCACTGGCGATCATGGAGTTATTATTGGGGTCACAACATATATTTCTGGAACTCCCGGAATTGGAACAACGTCTCCAAAAATCTCTTTTACATTAAAATCAGAACAATATGATAACAGTACTTTAGGTGTAGGTTATTCATCTCTCAATATTTTTGGCATCTTAAATTCCCAGTTATCTAAGGGTGATTACTTTGTTATTACTGATAGTAATGTTGAAACTGGTGGAGATTTGGTGGGAATTACTACACTTCTTGGTGGTATGAGTAACTATCCAAATTCTAAAATTGGAATAGCAAAATCTTTTATAGATGGAGTTTATATTGTAGAAGACATAACTACACCATCAGTTGGTATTGTTACTGTTACTTGTAATTTCGCTCCTATGGTGGATAATTACGTCAAAGTTTATACAAGAGGTTCAAATAATACTGGAGTTGGAACAAACAATTATTATGGTAAGTATAGTTGGGCTAAAATTTATGATTATCAAAATAGAATTTTAGGCAATCCAAAGACTTTTGAAGTTTTTAATGATAATGGAATTTCTGGAATTTCGTCTTCTCCGAAAATTATAAGGACCAGAAGTGTAATAAGTAAGTAAAATGTAACTAAATAAAAAAAAGTATGTTCTAAAATGCCCGCTATAATATCAGATCAGTTTAGAATTTTAAATGCAGATAACTTTGTAAAAAGTGTTTCTGGAGTAGGTGATACTTCAAACAAATATTATACTTTTATAGGACTTCCTAATAGTAATAATCCAGCTGCTGGAGGATCTCCAACTTGGGTTTCAAATACTCCATCTCCTTTAGATGGATTTAAGGAAGAGTTTCAGGTTAAGGAAAGCATTATATCTTTGAAACAAATTGCAAGTCAAGATGTAAGAAGACTTGTTAGAAAAGTTACCTGGGTTGCGGGAAATACTTATGAAATGTATAGACATGATTATAATGTCTTTAATGTAACTTCTGTTACATCTCAAACCAGTCTATATGAAGCAAATTATTATGTAATAAATGAAGATTTGCGAGTTTATATCTGTTTACAGAATGGAACTGACCCAGAAAATCCTAAAGGAAGACCATCTTTTGACCAACCGACCTTTATTGATCTAGAACCTAGAGCAGCTGGTGCTAGTGGCGATGGTTATATTTGGAAATATTTGTACACTATTAAACCTTCCGAAATCGTTAAGTTTGATTCTATTGAATTTATTCCAGTACCTGAAAATTGGGGAAATACCGGAGAATCAATATCTACAAAAAACAACGCAATTGACGGCAAAATTGAAGTCATATTGATTAACAATAGAGGTTCAAATTATCAACCAATTTCAACATCTTTTTCAAATGTTCCAATTTTGGGAGATGGTTCTGGTGGAAAAGCAACAATAACCATTGATTCTTTTGGAAAAGTTTCTGAAGTTTTTGTTACTGATGGCGGAAAAGGATATACTTATGGAACAATTCAATTCTATCCAGGAGCTCCTGGTTCCGAAATTGATGGCCCTCTGCGCCAATTAAGTAATACAGGAATAGGAAGTACATCCATATCTTCTTTTAATGTTATTATTCCACCAAAAGGTGGTCATGGATACGACATTTATCGGGAATTGGGTGCATATAGAGTATTATTATATTCCAGATATGAAACTTTAGAAAGTAATCCAGATATTATTTTAGGAAATGATTTTGCTAGAGTTGGAATTTTGAAAAATCCAACAATAGTTGGAAGTAATAATCAATTATTAGATTCATCTTTGGTTAGTGGATTAAATGCTTTAAAATTATCTGGAGTTACCACCAATACAACATATGCCGTTGATTCTGTAATTAAACAAACTGTTGGATTAGGTTCTACTGCAATTGGATTCGTATCATCTTGGGATCCAATAACAGGGGTATTAAAATATTATCAACCTACTGGTTTAGCTTCGAGTGAAACAGGATTTAAAATTATTCCATTCACTTCCAATCCAGATGTTGGATATGGATTAACAATTAATTGTTCATCTATCATTGGTCCAACATTATCAATTAATTCTAATTTTAGTGGTGTAAGTACCACAATAAATAATAGAATATATCAGTTAGGTCAAGAGTTTGTAGCTGGCATTTCTTCTGCTGAATATAATAAAAAGTCCGGTGATATTATCTATTTGGATAATAGACAACCAATTCCAAGATCAGCTAACCAAAAAGAAGACATTAAAATTGTACTGGAGTTCTAATAGAAATGGCACAAAACACTAATTTAAATACATCTCCATATTTTGATGATTTTGATCCAACAAAAAATTATCAAAGAGTTTTATTTAAGCCAGGAACTCCAATTCAAGCAAGGGAACTAACAACACTACAATCGATTCTACAGAATCAGGTTGAAAAATTTGGTAAACACTTTTTTAAAGAAGGATCTGTAGTAATTCCCGGAAATATTGCATATGATTCAGAATATACTTGTGTTCAAATTGACCCAACTCACTTAAGTATTCCAGTAATAACTTATTTGCCATATTTGATTGGGAAACAAATAAAAGGCGAATCAAGTGGAGTATTTGCTAAGATTGAAAATTATATTACTAGTGAAGAATCCGAAAATGATACTTTTACTTTGTACATCAAATACCAAAGTTCCAGTGAAACCGATTTTACACGTAGTACTTTTGTTGATGGGGAGAATTTAATTGTTTTAGAAAACATTGATTATGGACTAGGTGTTATCAGATTAGAGTCATCATTTGCAACTACTATTATATCAAATTCAACAGCTAAGGGATCTGCTGTAAAAATAGAAGAAGGTGTTTATTTTATACGAGGATTTTTTGTAGATGTATTTCCTCAAACAGTAATATTAGATCAATATTCAAATTTACCATCGTATAGGGTTGGATTATCTATTTTTGAAGATATAGCTGTACCATCCCAATCAAATTCTGATTTATTTGATAATGCTAGAGGATTTTCAAATTTTGCTGCTCCAGGAGCAGATAGACTTAGAATTGTATCAACTTTAATAAAAAAATCTTTAAATGATTTTAATGATGAAAATTTTGTTGAGTTATTAAGAATTGAAAATGGAAATATTAAAAAAATTCTTAAAAAAGAAAATATTTCTTCCTTAATAACCGATGAGTTAGCAAGAAGAACAACTGATGAATCTGGAGATTACTATGTAACTCCATTTAGAGTTATTGCTAAGGAATCATTAAATGACAAAATAGGAAATAATGGTGTTTATAATCTGGGTCAACTAACAAAACAGGGGAAAACCCCTTCAGATGACCTATTGACATTGCAAATTTCACCAGGAAAAGCATATGTTAAGGGATATGAAGTAGAAACTCTCGTAACAGTAAATGCAGACATAGAAAAACCAAGAACTACAGAAACTGTTAAGGACATAACTGTTCCTTTTAGTTTAGGTAACCAAGTAGAACTTAACAATGTTTATGGATCTATTCCTGTTGGGTTTGGTACAACAAGTCAAGTAACTTTATACTCAAATAGAACTGTAACTCCAGGACTTCCTTCTGGAATCCCAATAGGAGTAGGTAGAGTTTATGATTTAAAATTAAAAAATGCTGCATACTCTAATGCTTCTACCGTCTTTGAATCCTCAGTCTATGATTTGCAGACTTATACGTATTTGACATTAAATACTACCATAACTCTTTCTAAACCAGCATTTGTTGAGGGCAAAAATAGTTCATCATCTGGATATTTAGCCTCAGCTGTTACAAATAGTAACCAAGTAATATTGTACCAAGTTTCTGGTAATTTTACTGTCGGTGAACAATTAAAAATTGATGGTCAAGATGTTTCTCGAACAATAGTTAGCGTTCGAGATTATAATCTTGGTGATATAAGACAAATAGTTGGATATGTTGGAACTACAACTGCTTTTACTGCCGACACTGCAATATCGGTGGGAATTCCTATTGCACCACAGGGAACTAGTTTTACTATTTCTACAGGTTCTGGGGGAATAAGTACCGTAACAACTTCTTCTTCGACTTTTGGAGTAGGAATTAATACTGGAGATATTTTTGTTTATACAAAATCTGGGGAAATAGTACCAACTTATAATAGGGTCACTTCAGTAAATGCTTCTGCAAAATCTATAACTGTTGAAGCCACTACAAGTGTTTCTGGTATCAATAGTGGAGGACTACCAACAAGTACAACAACTACAAGTAATTTGTTCAAAGGAGTTTCTACATTATTAAATTCGAAAGAATCGTTTTTCTTTGCTGAATTGCAAAATCCAAATGTTGCAAGTGTGGATGTTTCTGATGGTGAAATAGTTTATAGAAAGTCATATTCGGTAACTGTCACATCCAATGGACTGACAGCAACTTTAGAAACTGATACTAACATTACTTTAGAACCCTTTGATGAAGAAGATTATTCTTTAGTATTCTCTGATGGTACTATTGAAAGTTTAACTTCCAATCAATTCACAATCACTTCTGGAAGAACCCTAACATTAGTTAATTTAAGTAAAAATGGTTCTGCTACACTAACTGTTACCTTAAGAAAAAGAAGACTAAAATCGAGAAAGAAAATTTATAATAGATGTGAAGTTTTAGATATCAGAAATTCTAGTACTCGTTCATCTGGAATAGGCAGTACAACTCTCAATGATGGTTTAACTTATAGTCCATATTATGGTACAAGAGTACAGGACTCTAGAATATCATTAAACGTTCCTGATGTAATTTACGTTGCTGGTGTTTTTGAATCTTCCGACTTGAATGATGCCGAATTACCAAGATTGGAAGTGGTTGATTTGAATGCAAATATTTTAAATGCAGTTAAAGGTGAAATAATCTACGGACAATCAAGTAATGCGATGGCACTGTTTGTTGCAACTAATGGAACAAACCAATTAGAATTTGTATATATTAATGAAAATACTTTTATTAAAGGTGAAAAAATTCTATTTAAAGAATCAAATGTTAGTGCAAGAATAAGTACGTTAATAGAAGGTGATAGGAATATCATATCAGATTTTATTTTCGACAACGGTCAAACCTTAGAGATCGTTGATTATTCATCATTAAGAAGAAAGTCTGGTGTAACTCCACCAACAAAGAGATTAAAAGTAGTATATAATTATTATTACATAGATCCAAATGATGATGGAGATTTTGTAACTGTTAGTTCATATGAACGTGAAAGATATTCTCAAGATTTACCAAGAATTTCTTATTATAGATCAAGCGATATTATAGATCTAAGACCTAGAGTTAGTCCGTATAACAGCACTACAACTCCATTTTCTCCATTTGAATTTGATTCAAGGAAATTTTTAGCATCAACAAATTCAAGTCCATATAATTTTTCTAAAGATAGAGACTTATTCTTATCGTATTCTTACTATCTTGGTAGAGTTGATAAATTATACCTTAATAGGTATGGCGAGTTCTTTGTTACGAAAGGAGTGCCATCACAGACTCCAATTTCTCCAAGTACGATTGAAAATGCTATGGAAGTAGCTACAATTACTATGAATCCATATGTTTATAATATTGGAGATATCACTGTGAAGTTGTCTTCACATAAGAGATATAGAATGCAAGATATTGCAAAACTTGAAGATAGAATAAAAAATATTGAATACTATACTTCATTGTCTCTTTTAGAAACTGATACCAAGAACTTAACTCTAAGAGATTCTCAAACTCAATTAGATAGATTTAAATGTGGTTTTCTTGTAGATAATTTTAGATCAATAACTTCCGGATCTTTGGGAGATCCCCAACACAAGTGTAGTATTGATACTAAAGAAGGATTACTTAGACCTCAACATTACGCAACCTCAATAGATCTTCTTTTGGGTTCCGAGTCTGTAGCGGGCCTCTCAAATCTTTCAAATCCAGATGCAGATCTAAGATTTGTAAAAGATTTAGGAAATCCAAATACAGTTAAAGTTGGTGATGTCGTTTGTTTAAAATATAGTGATGAAGTATTTCTAAAAAATACTTTTGCAACTAGAGTTGAAAATGTAAATCCATTTAATGTTGTCAACTGGATTGGATCTATAGAATTAAATCCAACCACTGATACTTGGGTTGAAACCAGAGGATCGAAAAGAATTATAGATCAAGAAGGAAATTATGAGTCCACACTGAAACAATTGGGTGCTGATACTAATACTGGACTATCTCCGATAGATTGGGATTCTTGGGAAACTACTTGGACTGGTACACGAGAAATTTCTAGAGAAAACGTACATACCATATTCCAAGGAAGCACTTTCCTTGGTTCAAGTTGGAGCGGCAATACAGAAACAACGACTTTCAGGGATCAATTTTTAACATTTGCAAACACTACCACCCTTACTACTACACAACAGTCTAGACAAGGTATTCAATACAAGGTTGGCGAAAGAATTGATTCTGTTAACTTAGGAACTTCTGTAGTATCTACAGATATTATTCATGTAATGAGATCTAGAAATATTGAGTTCATAGCAAAAAGATTAAAACCAAAAACAAGAGTATATCCGTTCTTTGATAACGTTGATATGAACAAATATATTGTTCCAAAACTTATTGAAATTCAAATGGAAAGTGGTACTTTCACTGTTGGAGAAACAGTTGTTGGTACAGTAGGAACAACTTCAATTAGATTTAGATTAGCAACTGCTAATCATAAGTATGGACCATACAATCAACCTGAACAAGTTTATACTGATAATCCATATTCACCTACTCAATTAATACCCATATCCTATTCAACAACTTCAACTATATTGAATATTGATACGGCTTCTCTAGAATTACAATCTGCTTCGGGATTTTATGGACATATTGTTCAAAATATGCAATTAAAAGGTGAAGTTTCTAAAGCAGTTGCAAAAATAACTGATGTCAGATTAGTCACCGATACTTCGGGTACGGTAATTGGATCATTATTTATTCCAGATTCTAGATTGCAATCTGCTCCATCATTTGAAACAGGAACAAAAACCTTTACTCTTACGACTAGCCCAACTAATACGGTAATTGTTGGTGCTACAGACAGTATAGCTGATGTTAAATTTAGATCTTCAGGAACTATAAACAATACTGAAGAGGTCACTTTAAGAACAAGAAATGCAAATGTTGAAAGAACTAGTAGAACTGAAGAAAGAACTTTAACTTCCCAAGAAACAACCCTCACTGCAGGAACTACCTTTATAAACCGTAGTGTAGTTCAAACGAGATGGGTTGACCCAATTGCACAATCTTTTGAAGTTCCCGAAGAAACTGGAATTTTTATTACAAAGTGTGATTTATTCTTTAAAACCAAAGATACTAACAATTTGCCAATTACTATGCAAATCAGAACTATGCAAACTGGTTTGCCTACAACAACAATTATTCCTTTTGGTGAAGTTGTTTTAGATCCAAGTCAAGTTAATATATCTGAAGATGGTAGGACTCCAACAACATTTACTTTCCCATCTCCTGTTTATCTTGAAAGTGGAAATGATTATTGTGTGGTATTACTTTCAGTATCAAATGAATATACGGTATGGATTTCTAGAATGGGTGAGGAAGATGTAACAACATTAAATTTACCAGAGTCACAAAAAATAGTTGTATCGCAACAACCTTTATTGGGATCATTGTTTAAGTCTCAGAATGGAGCTACATGGGATCCTAGTCAATTAGAAGATTTGAAACTTACTCTTTATAGAGCAAAATTTGTTACCGGATCTTCTACGGTTAGATTCTATAATCCAAAATTAGATATTGGTAATAAACAGATTGTAACTTTAAGACCTAACCCATTAGATTGTATTTCCAAATCAACCTTAATTGGATTAGGAAAAAGTTTGACCTCTGCTGAGGTTACTGGTTTAACCCCTGGAAGTCCAATATTACAGAGTAATAATTTAACTTTTAGATCCAATTTAAAGAGTATAGTTGGTTCTGTAGGAATTGGAAGCACACTAGTAATAACTTCAGCTGGAACAGCATTTACATCTACATTTAAAACTTATTCCAATATAAACCTAGTTTCTATAACCGGTTCTGGTTTTGGTGCTAAGGTAAATCTAAGTGTTCAAAATGGAGTTGCTATTGCAGCAACCGTTTCTATTGGAGGAACTGGATATGCTTATGGTGATTCATTAGAAATTAATTATTCCGAAACAGATGGACTTGGTACTAATTTAATTCTTACTATTCCTAATAATGTAGGTATAATTTCTTCCTTTAATTCTCTATTAGTAGATAGAGTACAAGGAACTTTGAATCAAAATACTGTAGATAGTTTATATTATGTTGGTTCTTCTGGAACTTCCCTTCTTTCCAATGCAACAGTAAATACCATAACTGATTTGACTGATGGATTACATTTCAAAGTTAGTCATAATAATCATGGAATGTACTCTTTAGCTGATAAAGTCACACTTTCCGGAATTCAACCTGACCAAAAACCAGAAACATTAAAGGCACTATATGATTCAACTTCTACAAGTAACATTTCAGTAAGTTCTGTTGGAATATTTACGAGTTTTGAAAATGTTCCCGTTTCCTCCGTAAATCCTGGATATATTTTAATTGATAATGAGGTTATTAGATACACTGGAGTAGTTACTTCTACTAATAGTTTAATTGGAATTGCCAGAAATATTGATGACACAATTTCCGGATCATATGATGTTGAGTTTCCAATCTTTAAATATGAATTAAATGGAGTTTCTTTAAGGAGAATAAACAAAACTCATAATTTATCTGATACTAACTTGGTAACTTATCCAACTGATTTGGATTACTATTATGTTAAAGTTGGAATGAGTAGT